TCATAAGTAAAACATCTCCATCTTGTAATCTTTCATCGGGTCTAAGTTCTCTAAAACCTGTTCGCCATGCACAACTTTCAAATAATGGATGATCCATAAATTCTTCTGGAGTTGTAGGTCTATCCCAATCCTTTAGTTCAATATTCTTTTCTTCTTTATACCAATCTCTTACTAAACTCCAGCAATCAGTAATGCCCCATACCCATTGCCGACCCAATAAAGGTGGTTTATATCCACATGGTTCTAAGTAAGCCCACTGCTCTGTCTTTGGGTTAACAATATACCAGGGTAAATTACTATCTTCGCAACTAATTTTATCTGCCTGACTAGGATTTGGAGGTGTGATTGGATGACTATGAACAACACCTACAATCTCACCTGTATTATCTGCTTTTACATAATCTTCTGGGTCGATGATAAAACATTGATGATCTGTGATTGAAAGGTTACGGCAAGGATAATATCTTTCTTTACCCTTTACATTTAACAATAAACCACAACATTCTCTCGGATCTTCTCGTTGCGCATGAAGTAATGCTTTATATTTCCAAGTCATTCTACAAATGTACCAATGGATTTAAATTCAGCTCGAGTACACTGTCTCTTCGGTATTCGTACTCCTGCTAAATCTGTAGGAGCAGCAAGTTCAAATTCAACTACTTCTCTAGTCTCTGTAGATTTACGATCAATCGAATATACTTCTTGAGGAAATTCCGCAGTAGGATCAGCAGTTGTATTTGTTCCGTCAGCAAAGTTAACAGCATCAATAAATTTAGCTAATGTTCTGATTCTTGTTACTGTAGCTCCTGTTAAATCATTACCAGTTGTAGCTTTATTAACAGATAAAAGTATTGATGAAATCAGTCCTGTAGCATTACTAACAGTGATTTTAGGTCTGGGTAACTGTCCTTTTTGAAAAGCAAAACCTGATGCCTGTATTGGGAATCTAAGATAAGCATTACCATCCCAAACTATTTGACCATTTGCATCTAGACTACTGCCAGCGTGAAAACGATATATGTCAATATTTCGAGGAGTCCATGTAACTTGGTTGTCAGGAATAGTTGCTCCACCTACAGAAGCAGAGGCAAACCCACCAGGTTCATTACTTCCACTTTGCCCTGCTGTAGTGCATTTAAAAACAATAGTTTTAGTTAAGTCAGATGAGTTTACTAAATCACCAAGTTCATACTCTCTACTTGCTTCCCAAGATTCATAATGTAATCCTTGTTTTAGCTTTAAAACAAACAATTCAATAATCGCTGATGGATTAATTGACTGTAAATCTGCGAATGTACTACTAAAAGAAACATACTGAACACTATTATCATAAACTGTCTGTCCTATAACACTTGCCCAATTTGGCTCACTAGAACCAGTAGTACCTGCGGTAGTTACTTTAAAAAATAATCCGTTATTTGCAGAAGTGGGTGCAACTATCGCACCTAAAGATAAACTAGCACTAGCAGACCAAACAATTGTCATCAGGATGCGGGTTCAAATACTTGTCTGAAGGTAGCTTGGATAGTAGCTCTATTGTTATATGGTATAGATTTACTCCATGCTTCGCAAACAAATTCAGAAGATGAACTTTCCCCTGGAGGAGTAAATGTAAAGCTGGCACTATCATTTGCTCTAGCATCTAAAAATTCTTCAATTTTTACTGCATCTGCTTGGCTTTTATTAAAAGTAAAATTAAAAACTTTTGGATTTTGATGTTGTGCCAACCCAAACAATAAACGATGCTCATATCCATCAGCAAAACGAACAGTACGAGTTAATGGTGCAGATCTTTTCTGTTGTCCATAACTAGGTTTTGTACCTCCAGTAGACGTCCCAACAGTAGAATCATCAAACGTAGCCATTATGCAAGTAATCCTCCAGGTCTTTGTTGCTGTATTAATTCAGATTGTACTGCAACGGATATAAGACGGCCAAGTTCTCTACCTTGATCTTCGTCACCTTCAACAGAAGAACCAGAAGCATCTACGTTTACTACAATATTTGTTGACCCACCAAGAGATTCATTTGGAGTAACTGTACCTGTAACTCCTGGAGTAAATAATTCTGTACCACGTTCTCCTACTATATAGGAATTACCTGATTTCGCAGTACCTCCATTAGCTAACCCGTCAGGTATAGTATATGATCTAGTTACATCAACCCTATCAAATACAGAAGTAGGATCTCCCAAGCTAAACATATTACTAAATAACCCTAAAAATGATTTTTGTACCTGTAAAGCCAGAAGTTGTGCAGCCGTATCTAAGAAATAATCAGCAATCCGATTTAACATACTTCTAAAGGCATCAGAAACACTCATAGTTCCTTTGATAATTCCTTTAAATGAATCTTCAAAACCAAGTTTAATCTGTTTACTTAAATCTAATACCCCTCTCATTGGATTCATTAAATCTTCTAATTGTTGACTTACTGCATTAAATTCTGGTAAAAATCTCATCTTTTCAGCATTTTCATCAACAATTTTAAAAAATTCATTTATTTGTTGAGTTAATTCAGTAGTAGCTTGTTTATCTGCTTCTATTCCTGCTGCTCTTAATTCTTTTAATTTTTTAACTTTCGGCAAAAGCACATCAATTTGATCTGATGAAAGAGCAAAGTTTAAGAAACTTTCTTTTAATTTCTTTTCTCCACCAAGTAAATCAAGTTCATCTAAGAATCCCTTTTGTGAACGGATTCCTCCTGCTCCACTATAGAAAAACTCCATATTCTTAGGATTAAATTTTTCTATAAGTGTTCCCATCTCATCTCCACTTGCCTTTAAAGATTCTGTAAACAACTCAAATATTTTAGGGTTTCTCATTGCTTTAAGAATTATATTATTGTCTTCAATACTAAAACCTGGCTTTTTGGCTCGGTCTTTATTTATATTTTGTTGAGTTTTTAAAATTTTATTTAAAAATTCAAGTTCAACTTCACTAGCATCTTTTATCTTTAACTGGTTAATTAATTCATTAGCTGCTGTCTCTCCAATTAAATTTCTTGAAGCTAAAATACTTTTTGTTAAAGACTCTACATCTTTTAAATTCATAACTAAATCCATATTTTCTTTAGTACCAAACGCTTTTAAAAGTTGCTCAGAAGCACTTCCAAACCTTGTAGTTTCAAATTTTTGTAATTTTTCTAAAGCTTGTTCTGGACTTATTTTTAATTCTTTTGCTAATTCTTTTACTTTCTGCCTTGAAATAATAGATTCATTACCAGTAGCTCTAATAGCTCTATTCATCTCTTCAACATCTCTTCTAAATGCAACTACTTTTTGAGTTTGAGCAACTATAGCAGTAGCAAGAATAGAACCTGCAAAACCACCACCAGGAGCTAATGCACCTCCTATCGCACCACCAGCACCACCAGCTATAGCTCCAGGAACTCCTGAACCAAACAAAAGTGGAAAACCACCACCAATCATGGCACTTTGAGCAGCACCTCTACCTCTTGCAGCAGCACCTCCACGCATTGCAAACATTCCTTGTTCGTTTGCATTTTTACCAATACCTAAATTATTAAAAAATGAACTACCTCTGCCACTTAATTTATCAAAATTAGAGGCTGCTGCTTGTTGAGTCAGCAATGTTGCCATCAAGCTAGTTTTTTTAGCAGTTGTATTTGTATTTCTTTCTAATCTTCTAAAATCAGCTTTTTCGTCAACTGATTTACTAAAACTAGCAAAACCAGAACCTTGCCTAGATGCTCTACTTGCTAAAACATTTTTTCCTTGAGTTGTTTCTAAAGGTCTTTGTTGTCTTAATCTATTTAATAATTTTTCTCGTTTTCTTAATTCGTTATTATATTTAGCTTCTACGTTAACTAATTGTTTTGCTGCGTCATTATATCTTTTCGTACCAATAGCTGCTTTATCAAAATTATTTTTAACTTGTTTTACTAATTTATTTAAAGTTTGAAAAGAATTAGGTAATGTTTTACTTTGTTTATTAGCAAGTTTATTAAGGACAGTGAGTTCTTTAGAAGTATTACTTATTTCAGTTCTTAACTTTTTTAATTGTTGCGAACCTTTTACAGCAACCGCAATATCAACGCTATAATCAGCCACTTGCTATAAAAACAAAAAACATTTCTTTTATATTACCTCTTTCTACCTTTGAAAGCACTACTTCGTTGTGCTTGTTCTTGTTGTTTTTTATATTCTTCATTTTCGATCTCTAAATATGCAACCCAACCTATCATTTCTTCAACAGTTAAGGTTTGACATAACTCAGCTACAGTTTTACGAAGTTTTTTCGCTAAGAAAAATAAAAACTGCCAATCACTATTAGCTTTTTAAATCGGCTTTAGCCTCTTTTACCTCCTTATCTGCTCCAGAAGTAAGCATTGCTAATTGTATTTGTTCAAGAATCGAAGCTTCTACTTCTCTTCTTAATGAAGCCTTATCTCCATCTTGAAAAAGCCTTGAACCTTCTTTATCTAAAGCCTTTTCAATCATTAATTGCAAAGCATAATCGGCATTATCATCAGTTCCAGTTTTCTTTTGTATAGATTCTCGCTCTGCAATAGTTAAAGGATTCCAATAGACAGAAAAGATAACTTCATCATTTTGTATTACATCATGTTTGTAAAGTTGAGAAACTCCAAACTTGTTTTTTAAAAGGTCAACTGCTCTAGTCATGTTAATGTATAGCTATCATCATTATGTACT